AGGGGTTGGTGTAGGGGTTGGGGTAGGGGTTGGTGTAGGGGTTGGTGTAGGGGTCGGTGTAGGTGTTGGTGTAGGGGTCGGTGTAGGTGTTGGTGTAGGGGTCAGTGTGTCTGAGCTTACAATAGTTACGCTTGAAGATTCAACCCAATACCGATTAGAATTAAAAAAGTTATGTGTTTGATTAATAATAGAATCGTAGGGGTTTCCATAAAGTTCCAGCGTGTAGTCATACTTAAAATCAAAATAGCGATCCGTTCCAGAAGATACGGCCCCTTTTCTTGCCCGTTTCCAAGCTGAATATCTGATAAAAACCCTGACATTTTCAATTGGCCCACCGTAATAAGAATCTGAGTTAAAATCTATAAAAAATGGGCCCGCAAAAGGAGTTGGCGGGTCGGCGTCAACCGTACCAAATGAAGGGCTGTAATACATGTTTTGGTTGCCGCCAATAATATCAAAGGTAACATTGACGTGTTTTAAGCCGATTCCTGCCCATTGATGCAAGTTTCCAGAGTTCCAGCCTTGGTCATCAAAAAGAACCGGGTCATTGCTTCCATCTGCTTTTTTTACCTGAGCGTGAAGTCTTCCGGGAATGTTGTAATAATTTTCCAAAGGGCCAAAATAATAGCCGCTGGCGGCGTCAAAAGTCAAAGTGGTTTCAATATTGCCAAGATTGATGTCGCCTACCTCGGTGACAAATTTTGCGTTGGCCATCGTAAGCGTCAAAGTTGGCGGCATGACCAGGTCAAAGGGTTCAGGCGGCGGGCAACAAGGTACGTCGCTAACATTTTGTGCGCCTAATTCGCTGCACTCTGATATGATGTAATTCTTAAAAATCCAGTTCACCCGGAATGAGGTTGTGTAAAGAGGGATGATCGGATTGGTTTCATTAATTGCGTTTTCCAGTGTCGGATAAAGAATCATGGATAGCGCTTGAACAACTGGGGGCGTGTCTTCGGACAATACAAAAGTTTTTCCGCCGTTGTCGTTTCCCTCGTTGATGAAATAAAATTTGCTGTTGGATAAAAAGGCGTACAAAGTCCAGGAACCACTGGCAACGGTGTAAACGCCGTTATTATCTAAAGACTGGTTTTTAACTAGAATTTTATCCCCTGCAATCAACGCCACGCCGTCAATTGTTTGCAGCCCGCTCAATGTAATGTTTGTGGTGGTTGCTGCTCGGATTGAAAATAGATACGTTCGCTTGATAGTTCCAATGTTCTTAAAACGCAAAAAGTAATTGGTTTTTTCTTGAAGCTCGACGCAATTTTCAGAAATGATGTCAAATAATACCGGGCTTGTTTCCAGATAAAAATAAAAATCTACTTTTGCGACGGCCCATTTCCCTGCGTAAGTGTTTCCGTTGGTTATTTTTGCATATTTTCCGTTGCTAATATTTTCCGACGCTAATCCAAAATACGAATAAGCAGAGCGATACCAGGCGCCGGCAGTAACGTAATAAATGCCGTTTTGGCTAGGAGTTGTTTGATTTTTAACTAGAACCCTGTTTCCTGCCACGACGGCCACGCCGTCAATGGTTTGCTCGCCGCTTAACGTAATGTTTGCGGTTGTGGCGGCAAAACAAGGCAAAAATTTTTCGGGCAAATGTGAAACAATTACCTGATTGACATTTGCCGCCGTTAAGGCTGAAGTGTTAAGCGTGCTTATGCTGTATCCGCTAGTAAAATGAAAAGGGTCAGTTAAAAAAGCGCTGCCGCCAAGATCGCCTGTTTCTCGCCGTCCGACAATTGCATTTCCAAAATAGTTGTATTCGCTTAATGGCTTTAATTCCATTATGCACCTTCCAGCGCCACGACCCTAGCCGTAAGGTCGGCGATGGCGTCCTGCATGGCCTGAATGTCTACGGCCGCAAATTCGACTGCCGTAGCTCCGGCGTTGACCTTCAAGAACTTTCCCGCTGCGCCGGTAAATGCTGCTGGAAAATCAGTAGCCCCCGTGAGCGTCAGAGAGCGCCAGCCCTTTGCGCCCGTGGTGGCGTGCGTGGCGTAGTATTTGCTGTTTCCAGGCGTGGCCGTGTCGTTGACCAGCTTGAGCGCCGACCATGCCGGGGAATTAGGATTGCCGCCGCCGGTCAGGCTGTTGGTCGTGGTCACGTTGTTGGCTGAAAAAACCACCGAAGCATTGTTGCTTCCGACTGTGAGGGAATAATAGGTGCTGGACGTGCCATAGGTTGCCGGGGAATCGCTCAGAGCAATGAAGGTGGTGTAAGTCGGCCCTTCCCCGATAGCACCAAATTCCAGCGCCGTGGCCGTGTCGTTGACCTTGACCACCCGGCCCTGATTGCCCAGGTAGCTTGAAGGGGTAACATCGGAAAGCGCAAGGAATTGCCGGATTACGGCGTTATCGTAATCTGCCCCCGAAAGGGTAACTGTTGAGACTTCAATCCCAGTAGGTGTGCAAATAACGTCTGTGACGACCTCGATTGTGGCGGAACCACTGGACCCACTGCCGGCGGCGGCGGCCCCTGCCGAGCCGATAATCTCGTAGACGCATTGCCCGGTGTCGTTGGTGCTGCGTAAGCGCATGTAGACTAGCCCGGTGGCCGTGGCCGTGGCCGTGGTTCCGGTGGTCAGGGCAGGCAAATAGGCGGGGTTGGCGGTGCCGTCCCCAATAACGGACGGGTTGGCGTCCTCGTAGGTTTTGCCATCTTTCTTGGGGACTTTCTTCTTCCATTTATGGATCACCGGCGACGAACCCGTAACGGTGCCCGTGATCTCCGCCACGAACCATTGCGGCGTCGATACGGCAATCTCGCCGCCGGCGCCGTCGTAGTTAATGACTATGCCCTCGCCTGCTCGTAAGGTCATGATTATACCTGTGCATCAAAGTAGATTTTAAGTAACCGTTTTAGCTGAGTAATTTTTTGACCTATGTCACTACCATCTGAGAAAAAATCGCTGTCATTGATCACCTTTTTTTTATTTCTGGTCACAAAGGTGACATTAAAGCCTGGTGTGTTGCTCTCTGTGCTGATGCTTTCGTTTATAAGTATTTCCATGATGTTTCCTATGTTTTAATGATGTAATTTAGAACAACGCAAGGTGGAATTGTGGCGTGTCTGCCGTCTGATCCATTACTGGTAATACTATGGGAATGATCTGCTTGCGTGCTAATTGTTAGCCCTGCCCCTGCTGAACCCTGCCACACTGTGCCAGGATAAGGGTCATATCGATCGCCACCAGTGCCCCTATAAGTTAAAACTTCTTTGGAAAGCGTGTGGCTATGGCTTCCAGCATTTCCAGTAGATCCACCATGATTATGACTCGGCATGTTAGTTGTCGTCAACTGATGTGTTTCTTCCCCTAGCCATTGTCCCCTTGTTCGTGCTGTCTGTGCTGTACCAGATGGTGCGCCTGTGCCAGATGAGTTTAAACCAACACCTGTTCCGGCCCCCATTGGAAGCCTGCCCCTGAGGTCAGGCAAGGTAAAATTTAGGCCTGCTGCCCCTGTGTATGCAGATCCGCCATAGGTATTACTGATGACAGCATGAAGTGCTAAGTAGGTAGAACTTGAAACACTGCTGCCATCACACAAAAGATATCCAGTAGGTGCGCTGGCCCCTGCGTATGGCATGAGCGAGCCTGTCGGCACAGATGCGCTTGCCGCCGGTGCGGTGCTTTGCCACGTTGTGCCGTTGCTAGTAAGTAGGTTGCCAGAAGTTCCAGGCGCAACAAAAGTAGGCGAGCTGGTGCCGTTTCCAAGGATCACATTGTTTGCGGTGAGAGTCGTTGCTCCTGTACCACCATTGGAAACGCTAAGGGTGCCGGTGTGGTCGCTGTGTGCTAAAGATGACACTAAAATTTGTGCCGTGCCGGCGGCGTTGGTTAACCATATTTTTCCATCGGCTGCGTTGATTGATATTTCCCCGGCTGTTACGGCGGCGGGTACGGCGGCGGCGGTGTAGCTGCGCTTTGGCTTGATCGGGTTTGGCATGCCTAGAACGTGCCCCCGTCCACGGTGCTGCTGCTGCTAAGGTAGTCGGTGCCTGCCGTCGCCGCTGTTAAGCTAGTGCCGGATTTTTTGAAAATACTGCCGTCACTGGCTGCGCTTAAGTCGCCGCCGGTGCCGCCCTTGGCTAAACTTATTGCCGTGGCCGACCATGTGCCGGTGGTGATTGTTCCCAGGGTAGTGATTGCCGTTTGGCCTGCCCAGGTTGATTTAATGGTTAGGTTGCTGCTGCCGTCGGTGGTGATGCTGGTGCCGTCCACATTGACGTTTAAAGTCGTGCCGCTAAAGCTTAAGCCGGTGCCGGCGGTAATAGCGCCTGACGATGAAAACAGGGTGAAGGTCAACGACGTTGTTCCCAGGACGATAGGGTTGGCCGTGGTTAAAACGTAGCCACGCCCGGCGTTTACGGTGCCTTCTTCGATGAAGGTAAAGGCGCCGCTATTAAATTCGGTGCTTGTGTCGCTGTCGGCGCTACGTGTCCATCCGCCTGACGCAACGTCGTAAATGCCGTTATTTGACGCCGTGGTTTGATTTTTGACTAATACCCTATCGCCGACAATAACGGCCACGCCGTCAATCGTTTGCGTGCCACTTAGGGTAATATTGGCGGTGGTTGAAACTCGGCACGATGCTTTAACATCAAGGCCGCTGCGGGCTGCGTCTACGTAGGCTTTGGTTGCGGCGTCCTGGGCGCTGGTGGGGTCTGCAAGATTGGTTATTTTGTTGCTATTTAGGCTTATGTTTGCCGTGGGAACTGCGAACTCATCCAGGCGTTTTTCAAGCACGTAGGTACTTATGCCTGTGCCGGAAACGGTGCCAGTTAATACGGTGGCGCTGGTGAATGTGTTGGTCGTGCCCGAAAAAGTTTGCGTGCCGGTTAGGCTGGCAAAGGCGCCTGGGCCGGCCAATGCCACAACGCTGGACGCCACGCCGCTGCCTGCGTCGCCGTAGCCGTAATAAAGTACGCTGCTGCCGCTGCCGCCTGTTTCGTTTACGGCAAGCTCGCCGTTCATAAGGCTGCTGGGGGCCCCGGCGCCGCCGCTGTTTCTGCGTTTGATTCTGATTACGTTTGCCATGGTTTTTTCCTTTAAAAGTTGCCGCCGTCTAGGTAGTTGCTGTTAACCCATTGCGCCAGTGCGCTGTTAAATTTTAATAGCTGGCCGTCTTGAATGTTGACTATGAGTACGTCGTTAAGTTCATCAATTAGCCCATTAACGCCGCCCGGTGGGCCGGCTGGCCCTGGGGGCCCTTGCACGCCTCTGGCCGACGCTGTAACCTGCGTGACAAGTTGTTGCACCTCGACGATGCGCCCGCCTTTTTCCACGACGACAAAATTGGGGTAATCTTTGATTGCTCTTGCCTGCGGGGCGGTGTCCTCGGGCATGGCGCTGATAATAAAGGCTTGCGTGTTTTGGTCGTTGACCTGCACGGCCCCGGCGCCGGCCGTAACCGTAACGGTTTGGCCAATGTCTGCTATGCGGTTAGTGCTCATCGGGTGACCCCTGCCCGGACCGTGAAGGTGCCATAAAGCGGTTTGTTGATTGTGCTGCCGCTGATTAAGATAAGGTCATACACGTAGTTGCCGGCGGCGATGGCTGCCGTGTCGGTGGCGCTGATGAACAAGCTGATGGTCCCGGTGGCCCCGCCCAGGGTAATGCCGCCGTTTTCGGTTGTAAGTTCTGTGATTACTACGGCGCTGGTTGCGGTGTTTCTTAACTGCATTTTTGCGGTGAAGCCGGTCAGATTGATCAGCCCGGCGGCGGCGTCCCGTAGGATGACAACCCGTTCATAGGTTGCCCCCTGGTCGCAAATGGTGTCGTATCGGCCGGCTGGTGCGCTCATAATTACCCCTTTCTAATAAATGACCTTTAGGACGGGGTAAAAAGTAGCTGGAAGGGGTAGCTTTTGTAAGGCGGAATGCCCTCGGTGGCGCTGGTGTTGGACGGGCCGACGGTGGCGTAATAGTGTTTCATGTCCTTGAACCAGGGGAAGGTGTTATGGCCGGCGGCGACGTGGTTTGCGTTGCTGGGGCTGACGCCCTGCCCGCCCAATTCGGGCTCAAGGTAAAGGAAACTAAATTCAATATTCACGATTTTGGCGGCGCTGGGCAGGGTGCTGCCGGTGTCCTCGTCGATGACCATTTCGGGAAACGGTTCGGGCATGGGCCGGGTCGTGGTCCAGCCCTGAAATAACAGGGTGCCGCTGTGGTAGCCGAAAAATTCCGTCTGGTTGATTTTGCCCAAACCATTGAAGATGTTTTCGCCCTCGGCCACGGTGAAAGGCACGTGGTGCCAGGTCAGGGTGATATTTTTGGATTTTTTGAGCAGGCGAACCTGTCCTGGGAAATTGGGGGCGGTGGCTTCTCCGGTGCCGGCCATGCGGTAAACGCCGTGCTGGGCCGTCAAGTATTCGACGCTGGTTTTGCTTTGAAACTCCACAAAGCGCCACGATTCAGCGGCCACGTTTTTTGTTACGGTGCCGCCGTCGTCGTCGTAATACGTTATTGCCTCCACACTGATTGACTCATCTTTGTAAAGGGCATAGGGCCGGGGCGCAAATTCCAGCACCACCTTGGCATACTGATATGCTGCATATTCGGGCAACGGGTCGGCTTCCAGTTCCTCGATGGCGTCGGCTTTTTCCACGAATTGATAGCCCTCGATAGTGGCGATGGATGAAACGAATAGCCACGGAAAAACGGGGTGCGCCAGCGGAAGATTGCGGGCCAATTTTCCGTTTTTGACGCCGACGCTTCCCAAGGCGCTGCGGCAAAATTCCTCGACCTCGTCCCAGGGCATTTGGTATTCGATGGTGGCCTTTCCGCCTTCCATGGAAAAGCCGGCCGAGGATTTTGCGATACTGCCTACACGTTCTTGATATTCTGCCATGGTGGCGCCTCTCTGTTATCCGAATAGCATGCCGCCGATAAAATTGCCGATGGCCTCGCCGGGCCGTTTCAGCGGGTTATAGTCGTAAGCCGTTTGCGCTGCGCCTTTGGCCGTTTCCTTGACGGCGTCCTTGCCTGCCTGCAAGATGGCGCTGACGATGATCTGCTTTAAATCCATCTGCGCCAGCCCGCTGATGTCCTCGCTGATTGTGGCCAGAAAATCATCGGTTTTCTTGGGCGCATCCGGCACGGCGGTCGCCGTAAACGACGCTTGGGCGATGTTTTTGCCAAAGCTCTCGGCGCTTTGGAATTGACTCATGGTCGGGGCTGCCTGGCCGGTGCTGTCGCTGCGGGTGGTGGCGCCCTTGTTGCCGGCGATTTTCTGCATGTTGGCGATAAACTGCGTGGCCCCAAACATCTTGGCCACTAAGACCGCCACGCTGATTGCCGCCCGCATGATCCATTTGGAAAAGTCCACGATGGCATCGACGGCGCTTTGGACGAGGCCGTCTAGGCCGTCAAAGGTGCCTAAGAATCCAGCCAAAAGCACGGTCATGGCCTCAAGCACGGCGGTGACTATTTTGGCAAGGCCGGCTAGGACGATGTACAGGCTTTTAGTTACTGGCATAAGCAATTGCCCGATCATTGCGGCAATCCGTACCATGCTGATGAACATGTCGCCAAACGCTCGGGCGATCATGGTGATGAACGGGGTTATCGCCTCATAAAGCGGGGCCATGAGGTCGCCAAGTTCCCTGACGACCTGGGTGGCGATGGCCAAAGCGGGCGCCAAGGCTTTGCCAATGATGGCGCTGACGTCGGTCATGGCCCGGTTGAATTGCATTACGGTGGCGGGGTTGACCACCTGCACAAAGCCAATCATCATTTGCGTGAGGTCTTGAAACGCTCCAAGTGGATCGCTAAAGGCCTTGGTGAGCATGCCGGCGCCGGCCATGACCTTTTTACCAACCTCCTGAAAAGGTGCGGCGACGCCGCTGCCGACTAGCTGGGCACTTTTTTGGGCACCGTCAACGATTTTGTGGGCCCCCGCAATCATGGCTTGATTCATCCCAGTCGCAAGTTTGGCTAGGGTGATCAAGATGGCGACACGGGGATCGTTTAATTTTGGCCCTTTGGGGCCGCCGGCGGTTGGGGTGGGTGATGGCTTGGGTTTCCCGGCGGGCGATGGCATCAAACTAGGCTTGCCCTTGCCGGCGTTTGGCTTGCCTTGTTGCTGCGGCCTTTGTTGCTGCGGCTTTTGTTGTTGCTGTTCTTGCTGAGGTTTTTCTTGCTGCGATTGGCCGCCGGTGGTCACGTTCACGACGCCGTTGGCGATGTTGATGATGGCATTTTGCAAGTTTTGCGCCGTTTCCTGGGCGTTGGCGTTTTTTTCTTGAGTGTCGTTGTTTTTGCCTGCTGGCTTGCGCTTGCGTTCATCGGCGGCGCCGATCAATCGGGCAAACACGTTGGTCCAGGTAAGAAGCTGCTTGCCTGATTCTCCTTGGGCGTTTTTGCTTTTGGTGGCTGCTGAATTGGGCTGTGGCTTGGATTGCGGTTTTGGGATTGCCGGCGTTGCCGATGCTGGTTGTGCTATCGGGGTTGCTTGGGCGGGTTCTGGTTTTGAAGTGGTTTCGGTTTCTGGCGTTGATGCTGAGGCTGGTTTAGAGTTGGCGGTTGCGGCCTCCGGAGGCATCATAAATTTTCCTTCGAGCAAGGCGTTGGCAATCTTGAACGACGCCGTGGGCACGGTGACCTTGACTGAATTGGTATCGACGTTCATGGATTTGACTAAAGTCGGCTCATCGGCCTTGGGCTCGGCTTTTTTTTTGGGCGCCGGCGGGGCAGGCATTTTTACCGATGCGTAGTCAATTCCAATGCTAGCGTCCTCAATCGTCAAAGCGCCTTTGGGAAGCGGGGTGTCATCTTGGGGTTGGGCTTGTGGCGTGGGCGGCGTGGGCGCTGCCGTGGGGGTGGCTTCCGGCTTAGGCGGCGTGGGCGCTGCCGTGGGGGTGGCTTCCGGCTTAGGCGGCGTGGGCGGGCCGTCAAAAAATCCGTCGTATTTCGGGTCATTCAGCCGGTTGCCGCTGGGCGTTGTCGCCGGGGTTGGCGTGCTGGCGGTGGGCGGGTGAATGGTGCTGAACGTCGCTAAAACTTGTTTTAGCGGCTTAAAAGCATTGGCAAGGTCATTGAATAGTTTTTGCGTGGCTTTGACCAGGTTTTTGCCGCCGGTCTGGTCGACTGCCCTGCCGGTGTTGCCGCCGCTGGGCCCGCCTGGGCCGGTCCTGCCTAGTACGTCTACTAGCTCTTTTAGGGTCGTTAAAAATCGAACTAGGTGGTCGCCGCCGCCGGTGTCGTTGCCTGTAGGTAAATCAAGTTCCATTTTTTGCCTGCGCCTCGTCCCATTTTTTTTGTGCCGTTGCCAGGTTCATTCCGAACGTTGCCGCCATCGACATAAACTGCGAGTATTTTTTGGCCCGCTGCTCGGGGCTGTTTGCGTCTTCCTTGACCTCTTTGCGCTGCCATTCGGCTTGCGGGTCTTCTATGGGTTCCGGCGCTCCGTCTTTGTCTCTGGCCCTATAGTAGAGGTCGTAAATCTGTCGGTCGGTCAGGTCGGCAATGGCGGCAAAAGTTAAATGGTACGGGGCGTCAATCAGGCACGCATAAAGCTGGTAGACGTTTACGTACCCGGCAAAGGTTCGTCGCTCATCGGGCTCGGCGTCGGCGCCCTCATGTCCTCCGCTTCCGTTTTTTTTTGCGGGAAGCTCTGCGCCTGGATTAGCTCGAGTACCTGCGTAACCTCCTCGGGCCGATTCAAAAACAGAGCTTCCATTTCGTCCTCGGTGCAATCAAACACGAACGACGCAAAGGCCACGCCGCCGGCCATGGTGCCCAAGGCTTCGGTGCAATACGGGCCGCCGAATGCATATTTGCCGCTGGCGATGTCGGCCGTTACGGCTGCGCTCAAGGCCCGAAACTCGCTCATGTCTAGGTCTGACCTAAAACGCATTACGCTGGCCATGGCCCGCTTTTCCAGCCAGCGTTCGACCTGGGATTTTACCCGTTGGGTGATTAGCCTGCCCTGATACGTTTTTCCGTTAAAGTTAATGCACATGGGGGCCGCTGCCGCCCCCAGTGCTTCGCTTGTCGTCGGCATTTAGCACGTCCTTAAACAGTGATGGTAAATTCGCCGGTGCTGGTGGCGGTGTAACTAATTTTGGCCACATCTTTAATAGACTGGTCAATTTTGACGCTGGTAAGCACGGCGTTTATCGTGAACGAAGGGCCGCCGGTGTTTAGGATAAAAACCACATGGTCGCCGGTGCCGGGCTGGCCACCGGCTGCACCTGCATAGGGGCCGCTGGCGCTGATGTCGGCGCTGCGGATGCCGTACACGTGGCTGGCATAGCCGCCGTCCTCAAAATTGGTGGTTTCGATGGGATCGCATTTGTAATCCAAGGACCAGTCGGTCAATTTTTGAGCGGTGCCGCCGACCGATACGCTGCCGCTTTTTCCTGCGTAAAATGCCATGGTTCATTCTCCTGTTATACGCCGCCAATCAGGGTGATTTGGTAGGTGGCGCTGGTTGCTCCGGTGTTGGTTACGGTCAGGTTTTTGGCCGTGCCGCTGACGGTTGCATTGCTGCCGCCGCCTACAGTAATAAATGACCCGTCGGGCAGGGTTATTTCCCCTTCGGCATTCAAACACCAATCCAGCGGGTTGGTTGCACCCGGCGCCACGGTGATCTGCCCGCCCTGCACGGCCAGGTGCATGGCCCGGATTTTAGTAAATACAATCGCATCCCCAAAAAAATTGATAAGCGCCTGCAGGTCGTAGGTATGGCTTGCGGCGGCCGCTAATACCCGATTTTCAGCGAATACTTCGTTGATGGTGTTGATAGGCGGGGTTATAGAATTAGCGATGGAATCGGGGCCCTGTTTGGTGGCGGCGAAGCCGGTGTTGTTTTTGACCTGAGACCATTGGATTTTGCCGGTGATCACGCTGGTAGTTAGTGCCATTTTATGCGCTCCTATTTTCAATGCTGCTAAAGGTTAATCGAATGGCGGTGACGTCGTACACGGTGCCAGGGCCGGCGGCGGTGTTGTAGGCCGGGTCGAGGTCAATCGTGGTGTTGATGACGCTGGCCACCTCGCCCAATTTTGGTTGGTTCATGGCCTGCCGGATGCGCTCCCGTAATTCCAGGGACCCGTACACCTCAACCTCGGTCACCCGGTCCGAGGCGTTTACAATGGTGATCGTGACGGGGTACAGGTATTCGACCACCAGCCCGAATGCTTCCAGCCCGACGGTTTCGGCGCCGGGCCCAGGGCTGATGATGATCGCCGGTATGGCGTCGGTTGCCAAGAGGATTGGCCGCTTCCGTATTACGGGCGTAATCTCGTTGGAAACGCTTAATACACGCTGTTTGACGGCTTCCAGAATGTTGAAATAGGTGCTGCTCATACGTCGTGGGCCGTGGGAAAATCGGGTCCGGCTTCGGTGGTCGTTTCTAAGGCGTAGTAGGCGCCGTTGCCTTGAAAAGTGACGTCGTCGGTGTAGTAGTGCTTGCCCTCGGCGTCGGTGATCCGGCAATTGGGGACGGGTTTAAAATGGCCTAGGTGCGCTGACCATACCAGCCATCTTTGCGTTTGCCCTGGGCGCTGTAATCCTGCTTCATCGACAAAAACAAGCCTGCTCATACGCCTAAAACCGTAATCAATCGTGACTTCTTGGTTATCGGGGTTGCGTAGGGTGATGCGTTCGGGATTGTCTAGCATTTCCCAGCCGCCGGTGGTGTCAATCGTGGGCATTAGATGATTTGCCCTCGTATTTCGGTGGGGCTGACCCGGTTCATCATGGTATTCATCACGCCGATCTGGGCGGCTAGTTTTTCCCGCCATGTCATACGGTCAACGCTCACGCCTTCCCAGCTATATGACGGTTGCGGGTTGGCGGCGTCGGCAACCAATGCGGTCAAATAACCGTCCCGAATGGTTTTTAAATCTTCTAGCTGTTCTACAATACTTTTTGCCATGTTTTTCCCCTTATTTATAAATGACCTAAATTTATTTTGAAAATCTTTGCTGTTGTGTCTTGACATATGTCAGACACAAGCTAGGATAGGGGTAGTTAGAAGACGGAAACACAAACAAGGAGATAGAATCATGTTTAAGACAAAAAGACGGTATGAGGTGCGACGGGTTGGAACCAAAGCCAATTACGTGTGGGTAGTGTTCAAGATGCTGCCTGGCGGGAAAGAGCTCTGGTGCTTTGCACACCCTTCTTTGGAAATGTGTTTGGACCCGGTTTACAATTACCCAACGGCTAAGGTTGTTTGGTCTAATCCAGAAGATGAACCATACACAATTGAAGGCTTTTTGCGTGATCCTAATTGTCGCATGGTGAAGGCGTAATTCCAAAGGGCTCGGGGTGTTCTCGGGCCCGTTTTTAACTTTTTTAAGGAGTCTATTAAATGATCTACGAGTTACAAACTTATGCGACTGAAGCAGAGGCGATTCTTGCGGCGGTACAATCCGCCCGAGAGTTTGCAATGAAATATGATGATGAGGCGGAAGAAAATGTATTGCTGGAAGATGGCAATACATTATTTGTTACATCTAACAGTTTGGGGAAAATAACCGATATAGTTTGCGGCGGTCATACTCTTTCTGGCCACGTGTTTTGTTCTAAAAAATTAGCAGAAAAATTTTAAAGGAGATGGAATCATGGCGATTTTTGAAGGTTTTGTTTTGGCCAGCGATGGGAATTATTACGTTCAAAAGATTGACGCCAATGCCAAATTTGGCTTTTCAATTTGTGATGACGAGCAATCTTGGGAAGTTTTTCCGGGCACTTGGGTTGCTGTAAAAATAGAATCTGTGCCCGAAGCTGAAGTTAAAAGGCTTGGCTGGATATTGGAGGAAAAATAATGAAACCTAAAGCTAAAGGGGCCACGCCTCGCAAGACGTTCCGCCTTACGGAAAAAGACCTTGAAAAGCTGGAATATATCAGAACTAATTTTGATTGGTCAAGCGGCGGGGTTGAAATACCGGCAACCACCACAAACGCCTTAAAGTTTGCAATAAATGTCGCTCACAATCTGGTTTCTTCAATAGCGCAAAACATTAAAAAAGGAGAAAAATGAATTTTCCACGCCTAGCAATAGGCGTCCATAAGTTCCCTAATCCGTTTTACCCTGGGGTCGGCGTCGTCGCTGGCCTCGGGGATTTTTTTTGCCGGCGCTGCCTTGGGCTGCGGTGGCTTGATGCCACGGCGGGCGATGATGGCCTGGACTAGCTTGATTTTGGCGGCGTGTTGGTCGGTGGGCATGGTGGCCTCGGTGGTAACTTTTTTGCTGCTTTGTATTTGCGCTCGCAATCTTTGAATGCGTTCGTCTAAATCTATTCTTTTTCGTTGTTTGGAAACAATGGAAGATCTGCTGTTGGCGCCTTGTTTATTAAGTGCAACTCGTTGATTTTCTAATTTTTCCAATTCTTTTTCGTCTTTTGATTTTGAAGATACATTGAACGATTTAAGAATAGATTTAACCATTTCAGCGCTTGAAATATTTTTAGGCTTTTCTGCTGCCGGTGCGCTGTTGGCCTCGCCGGGGTTTGCTGGCGGCGGCGGTGTGTTTGACCCGCTGGGCCTGGTGTCTGCGAATGGCGCTTGCTGGTTCCAGTCTATTCCAGATTTTTTCAATATCCTTCTAGCCGCTTGGGTGCTTTCGTTGTCTTCGTGGCCGTTTGCGTTTTGAATTAGTTTTTCCGTGCGTGTTAATGGTCTAATTTCCCCGCTTGCGACTTTGTCGGCGTATTCTTTTCTAAGCTGGTCCCTGCGTGCGCTTAGTTCGTAATCCTTTTCTAGTTGTCGGTTTGCGTTTTTTTCTATTTGGTCGGGTTTTGCCCTTGGTTGTCTGTGTAGGGCAGGTTCTCCAAAGTCTTGGCGGCTGGCCCCATTGGTGGCAAGGTAAGTTTCTTCGTCCATGGCGGCGTCTGGTGCGGCTGGCGTGCTTGGCTCGGTGACGGGGTTGGCGTCAGGGCCGTTGTTTACCTGGCCAATCTTGTTCTTGGTGCCGGGCCCGAATAGGCCAAACATGTCTTGGGTGTCGTCTTTGCCTCTGCCTGCACCGGGCCGATCCAGTGGGTTGTCGCTGCCAGGTAATGGCTCGCCGGCGGCGGCCGCTGGTGCGTCGGGTGCAATGGGGACCTGTTCGCCAAAAAGACCGGGCATGGTCTCGGGGCCCTTGGGCGCTGTTGCCTTGACGGGGTTGCCAAAAAGGTCGGTGTTGCCTGCGGGGGCATTTGTTGGTTCATCCTTGGCGGCCACTAGCTCGCCGTTGCGCCATTCCCGGCCTTGGGAATCAATCCCGGTGAATGCCTGGCGCTGCATGTGGCGGGCTACGGCGTCATCGGGTGCGGGGGTTGCTGTTGCCGGCGGTGGGGTTGGCTCATCGGTTTTGGGTTCTTCGGCCTTGGGCGCTTGGACGTTGGCCCCAAAGTCGAAGCTGGTATCTACTGGGCCGCTGGCGTTTCGGTCGTAGTCGTCGGCGTCGGCGCTGTCGTATCCGTCGCCAGTGACGGTTGCGTCTTGGCTGCTGCCCGTTTCTCCTGCTCCGCTATTATCCCATTCATCGAGTTCTGTAGCACCCTCTTTTTCGCCTGCGCTTTCGCCAGCCTGTACGCCGCTTGTTCGACTGTTTTCAATAGATCGCTCATCGTGGCCTCCCTGTTCTGCTTGTTGTTTTGCCTTGTAATATGCTTCTTGCTCTAAGTCTATCTCTTTATCTACATTTCGCAAGGCTGAATGGTGACGGGCTTTCATTTCGTTCAATAAATGTTCGCCCGGATCGACACCCTCGGGAACGATGATATGCCCTTCCACTTGCAAAGTCTGCGCCATTTCGTCCAATCCCATGCCCTGCTTGCGGATAGCGTGCAATAGGCCGCCCTCGATGATGTCGGCTTGGTAGTCGTAACCGGCCTTGACACTGGCCGAGTTAATGCCGCCCTTGCGTTTTACGATGCTGATTAGACTGTCCTTGTTTCGTGCGGCCCGCTTCCATTTTGGTTTGGGTGCTCCCGGTGCTCCGGCTGCCGCTCCGGTGGCCTTGGGTGCATTGGTGAATTTTTGGGCGGCTAGGTGCGCTCTGCCTTCGGGCGTGAGTTTGTTGTTTTCGTCGATAAAGCCTTGCTTCTTCAAGCTGGCGACGGCGTCGGGCGTGATGTGACCAGCAACGTGTTGTTTCTTATTGCTTTTGAGTCGGAGCGCTTCTAGGGCGTCGGCGTCGGCCCCCAGTTTGGTTGCGGGTGCTGGTGCTGCTGCGGCTTGGGGCTTGGCGGGCCCGGTGGCCTTGCGTACGGTTTTGCCCTTTTGCAGATAGAGGTGCGCCCTGCCCTCGTCGGTTAGCTTGTTGGCGTCGTTGATAAAGCCCTGTTGTTTTAAGCTGGCAATGGCGTCGGGGGTAAGGTGGGCGGCGTTGTGCGGCTTCTTGTTGGATTTGAGTCTTAAGGCGTCCAGTGCCAGGGCGTCGGGGGTCATGCCGGCGGCGGCGGTGGGCGTGTCGGCGGGTTCGTCCTTGGCGGCGACAAGTGCACCATTGCGCCATTCCCTGCCTTGTGAGTCGGTGCCGGTAAAGCCGGGTTTGTCTGCGGCGGCGGTGGGTGTCTCATCGGCTTTGGAATAAAGTGGATTGCCGCCGGTGCCCTTTTTGATTTTTCCGCTTTTTTCTAATCGGCTTAAGGCTGCGTGTACCGGGTTGCTCATCCAGTCGTTTTCATCGTATTCCTTATGTCCTGCGGCCCTGCGTAGCTCGGTGGCCGTGGCATCGGGGTTATTTTTAAGGAAGTGCATGATTGAGTTTTCAACGTCGGCGTCGGCCTTGGCTTTTTTTTCTGCGGCGGCGCTATCTGCGGTTTTTTCTGCGGCGTGAAGGGCGTCAAGGTGGCGCTGCTTTACAGCCAAGGTATGGTGGCGTTTGTCGATCAAAATCATGCCGTGGTCGTACGGGTCGCCTGTTACATCGGATTTGTCTTTCAGTTCAAAGCTTTCAGTTTCTTCTGGCCGGCCGTCCCAGCCTTTTTCCCGGTCACTGTCGGACATTAAAAGCTTTCTTATTTCCGGCGTGATATGCTTTCGGTCTATTTCAAATAAGGCCCTGTCCTCGCCTCTTGCGTAATTTAATTGTTTGCCTTTTTTGATTAGCTTCTCGTATATCTTGTCTCGTGGGTCTTTCTTTAGCGTGGCCTTGGGCGCTTCCGCTGGTGCCTTTGCAAGTTTGGTTAAGTCCTCAACGCTCATGTTCATCAGGTCGTTAGCCACGGCGGCAACGTGTTCGGGCGGGGTGTCCTTGTGAAGTGCGTTTACTTTGGTTGCGGCGTCGCTGTGGGAAGGTGCTTGCCCTGCTGGAAGTGGTTTAGCGGCGGCGGCGTTGATGTTGGCTTTTTCCTGGGCGTTTGGATTTTTTACTTGGCGGCCGTCCTGATAATAACGGGTGTGCCCTAGCTTGTCTTTCTTTTGGCCGGTGAATCCGGCTTCCATCAGCCGCTTGCCTGCGGCCTTGGCGGATTGCATGGCCTCGATAATAATACGAGCAATAAAAGCGCCCTGGGCGCCGGTAAGGTTTTTCATGGCCTGCCTTGCTAAAAAGCGCCGGGCGCCGGTTAGGTTAGCGCCACGACGGTAATAGGATTTTCAGTCTCGATGATGCCTAGGATTAATAAGTATTTTTGCCTTGCCTCATCAGCGTTTGCTGCCGGTATGGTAAGGGTCGGGTTGTCACGGATGGTGCATTGATACGTTGTTGCCGCCGGCGCTGCTGGTGCGGGCGCCTGGGTGCGTGCCTCCCCGGTGGATGGGTCCGAGGTGGGCACGCTGGCAGGGGCAGATTGGGAAACTTTTTTAGCCATTGTTAGTTAGACCCAAATACAACGTAACGGGGATCACGAACAGCGGCGACGCCCATTAAGCTGGCTTTCACTGCCAAGGCAATGTCTTGCTCAAACTCTCTTGGGTTTTGCGCTGGTGCTTCCACGACGGTAAGCGGTTTGGCTTCCCGCCAGATGAACGCTTTCTTGAAGTCGCCCAGGAATACGTAGGAATCGGCGGTGGATGAAGCTATGCCGGATTCGGTCAGTAACCTACGGGCGTGAGGGCTGGTCAGGATTTGATAATCCTTGTCCAGTGGGTTTGGCGCTTCGATTTGATCGGGGTTGCCGGTGGTGGCAAAATCTCCCGACTTGGTCACGGTCGCTGAAAATGCCCTAATCGCTCGGTAGCGGTTAGCGGGCATGACAAGCATTTGTTTGGGCTCGATCAAAATGTTCTTGCCCGTGTTGGGGTCAAGCATGTTCGTGAAAAGCTGTTCCAAGGTGTTAACCGAGGTCCAGTCTTTCAACGTAAAGCTGGTCACGGAATTTACCCAAGCGCCGCTAGATAAATAGGTGTTGTAGCTGGTGCCGTTCCACTTGTGGTTATTGGTCAAGCCAAGAACGACTTTTAAAATGCGTTCTTCACGTGCCAGGCCGCAATAGGTGCCGACGCTGCCGGCGCTGTCGAGAATTTGGCCGGTAAGGTCGCTGTAGATAGCTTCCATGGTGACGGCGCAAATTTTACCGATCTTCTCGATGGCGGGATACTCGATGTAGTTCGGGCTGAAGGTGGTATGCGGGTAGGGCATGCCTTCTTCGACCTTTTCCACGCTGTCAATCACGTTTGACAACCATGGCACCTTCTGTTCTTTAAGGTTGCCGTTGGTGACTGGGATAGTTTCGCAAACGTCGTCGCCGATCAGTTTGGCAAGATCAAACTTATCCTTGATCTCGTTTACTAAAAGCTGGCCAGTGATGGCGGTAAAGCTGGATGCGTCGACGCCTTCGCTGGCTTCTTGGACCCTGACGCCGCTGTTGTAGCGGTACAGGTTTTCGGCCCAGTTATGGCCCATAAAGCTTTCGGCCAGTTGGCGAATGCTGATGCTGTGCTTGCTGATTTTTTTCTCTCGGATGGCGTCACCCAAAAACTTTGCGGTCTTGGTGATGCCGTACGATTCAGTAAGCTTTTTAAGTTTTTGTCCTAACATGGTTTGGTTCCTTTCGGGGGTTTTAAATTACTTGGATACGGGGTTTAAGGTGGACAACAATTGCACCTTGATCTTGGTGCCGGTAGTGTTTTCGATGACCCGGCCGATGGCCAATGCCACGCCGGAAACTTTGGCTAGGGTGCCTGGCAATAAGGCGTTGCCGGTGTCCTTGGCGGGCCCGACAAAATCGCCGATCACGTAGCTGGCGCTTGAGGCGTCAAATTCAAACACGCCGCTGCAATCCACTCGGATAATGTTGTCGGTTGAATTGCCGTGAACCCTGGCTTCGCCTGCCAGCTTCTTCTGACCGGAAAGGCCAAGAAACTTGGTCGCAAAGTTGGTTTGGGTGGTGGCAAGGTTGGTGTCCCAGGTTTCAGCGCTGGCAAGGTAAACATTGCCGGACGTGTAACCAAGGATGTCGCCAACGGCGATTGCGGTGGCGGTTTGGCATGGGGCGCTTACGGGGTTGGTTTCGCCGTATAAATATCTGGACATGGTTCTTTTCCTTTCTTAGCTGTTCTTAGCTGTTGATTAATTCAGTCAAAAACTGGGTATAGGTATCAGTTGCAACCACGCTGGTTGAAACTGGTTTTACAATGGTGCGCTTGGCAACGGCCTTGCGGTCTGCAATCAGTTTTGGCCAGGCCGATTCTTTCAGCTTCATAAGCTGCGTAACGAATACGGTGGTAATGGCCTCGCTTGGAATTTTTGCTTCCTTGCAAGTGCGCAAAAGCTTGGCACGTTTTTTCCTAAGACTTTCTTGGACACGGTAGGCGTCCAACTCGGCCATTAATGCCTGCACTTTAGGGTTGATTGATTCATACCGATTTTGTTTTCTACCTCCAAACTGCCCGTAAATTGCGTCGGCATGTTTTCTTTGTTCTTCTTTTTCTTTTTCCTTAGCTGCATTTTTTGGAGGATACATGCCGGTTTTTGCAAAGTATTCTGCGTTTTCGTAATCTTCTTGGCGGCCTTCTTCAACGGGTTCCTCATCACCTAGTAGGGCGGATTCCATGGCGGCGCTTTCGTCGTCGCCGTCGTCGCCTTCCTCGATGGGTTCCATTTCCTGATCATCGACGCCGTCCCCCTCGGGTGCTGGGGCTGGCATTTCCTCGTCGTTTTCTGCGACGGGTTCGGCGCCTTCGTCGTCCATCAGCTTGAGGGCGCCAAGGATTTTCTTGCGCTTGTCGGCGGCTGATAGGCCGGCGTCGTTGACGATTGCCATGATGGCGTTGCCCAAGTGCTCGGCGTAGTTGTCGCCTTCGTCAATGGCTTCATCAACGGGGGCTTCGTCCATGTCGCTGTTGATTGCCGGGGGTGGTGCCATTTCTGGATTTTCATCAGGGTTCATCTGCCTGTTCCTTTCGTTGTAGCTTTCAAAAATTCCTCGGGTCGTTGCGGGGTCGGCCACTAGGTCGACGCTGTCCACGTCCCGTATCTCTGTGACTAACTCGCCGCCCTCGGCGGTGTTTTTGACTTCTGCGGTTGCGTTGTGGCTTAAGCCGATGGCGCTGGGGTCGTTCTTGATCCACCAGTTAAAGGCTTCGGCTAAAGGGTGCTTTGGGTTGTATTGCAAGTCGCCATACAGGCCATCGGCGCCCATGCGTACGTTGACCATGCGGCCGAAACGCTCCGAGAATTTGCGGGGGTCGGTGCCGGTGTTGTGGTCAAGGTTGACCTTGACGCCCTCGTACTTGTGCACGGCGGCTTGGATTGCTTCTTTGGTGTAGGTGCGGTTGTTGCGTGATTTGAAGCCGAGGATTTTGCAACCTGGGATAGTGGGGGGTGGGGGATTTTCTCCACGGGCCTTGACGACGGCAATGGCGGCCACTTTGGGCAGGCCCTTAATGACGTCTTCCATGATGTTGATAATTCTGCTCATACTTGTAAATGACACGGTGGCGGGGGTGAATGATTAATCGGTGAAAATTTTCAACATTTCTAGGCCCTGCTCATACAGCGCCATGGTGTCGCCTGCGGTGTGCCCGGTGGCCCGTGCGGCTTGGGTGATAGTGGCCCGGTTGAAATAACGCTCTCGCATGACTTGGGCGTGCTCGGGGGGCAGTATTTCCAGGGCGTCGCTAATCAGGTCGTCGGCGGCGTGCCTGCGGTCCATGCCGAGCTCATCCCCGATCAGCGGGTCGAATGAGTTTTCCCACAATGGCCGGCGCCCGAAAACATAGCGGTAGATGCTGCCCTTGACCCAAAGGCCCGCATAGGCCCCGAAGGTCACGCCTTTGGAATCGTCCCAATGGTTTGCGGCCTTGATCAGGCCCAGCCAGCCTTGCTGCTGTAGGTCGTCCAGTTCGGCGGTGGACATGGACTTATAAAAGCTGGCCACTTTTAGGACTAGGGGCTCATGGGCTAGGATTTGCTCGTGGGTTGCAGGCATGCGGCCCCTTTAAAACGTGGGCGCTGGTTGGTCGGGCTGAGGTGCTCCCCCTGCTCCTTCAGCGCCGGCGGCGTCTTGTGCCGGCTGGCCTTGTGCCCCATCGGTGCCCGGCTGCTGCTGCGGCGGCTGGGCGGGATCGGCCTTAAGATTTTTGCTCTCGGTTTCGTAGTCCAAGCCTAATTCGCTGCAAATGGTTTGCTTGGATTTGATACCAATTTCTAAATAAGTTCGGTTGGTGCTGGCTTCCCGGTCGGTGTCCCGTGTTACCAGGCTGGGCCCTTCGCATTTGATGGTCACGTCGGTTAATACGCTGGCGGGCAAAATGCCACGGTCTACGGCGGCCCGGATCTGGCGCCATATTAAACTGCGGTTGGGGTTGAGTCGGCGCTCCCCGAATGCCTGCCCTAGTAATGCCTGCATGCGTTTGAAGGTGCGGTGGGCTGGGCCTTCGGCGACTAGGGCGCTGGCGTAGTTGTTGTTGCTGGCGTCGGCCGACATCATGGTTTCACTGATGCCGTAGCGGCTGGCGATGGCCCGCAAATTAGCCTGCAAGGCGTCGATGATGCCGCCGGCGTCCAGGTTGGCTGCGGGAAACTCGTAATCAATGTTGTCCGACGACGTGAGAATCGACCCGTAGCCAAAACGGTTGAGGTTTGACGTTTGGCCGGTGTTGGGGTCGGTGATGGTGGCGTCGGTGCTGGTGGCGCTCAGGGCTGCCAGGGCGTCGGGCGGTGCGTCCTTGACCTTGCGGATGACGGCGAATTTGGCCCGTGCCTTGGCCAGCGTGATCAAGCTGGTTAGCAGGTCTTCGCAAAAGCGAAAATTGCCTTCGACGGCGTAGGTGGTGGGCAGGCCACGCTTGGCATTGCTGTCGGTGTTTAACTTTAGATGCAGGATGTTTTCGGCTTCAATCAGGGTGGGGGTCAGGCTTTCAAACGGGCGTTCGATCACCCAATAGCCCCGAATGGTTTGGGCGTCTTCGGGGTCCGATTCAATCCCGAATGAATGATCGGGCTTGGTGGTGTTGTCGCTGGGGCTGCGGATTAGTTCGGGCTCGATAAAGCGCAATGCGATTAGCCCGCCCTGTTGGGGGAACACCCGGATGAAACATTCGCCGTCGACGTGTAGGCGGCGGATGGCTTCGGCCTCAATGTTGGGCAATTCGGAAGCTTCCCGGAACAGGTCGATTAACTCCTGCACCTGGCGCACTAGGCTTTCGGATACGGTTTTTTTCCGGGGCATGGCCACGTAGGTAAGGCCGGTTCCGACGACGTAGGAAATATGGGCGTTGACGGCGGCAATGGCGTATTCGTTATTCTTGCAGATAAGCCTAGAGCGGTCTCGGATCTGCTTAAGTTGGAACCAGTTGATGTAGGTGGGTAGCGATTCGCCGGTCAGGCGGTTGTCACGTCGGGCAAGGTAGACCTGGCTGCCGCCGTCGGTGAAGCCGTAGGGGCTTTGTTCAGCGAATAGGTCGCTGCTGGTGCCGTATGGGGAAAACGGCAACGATGCGAAAAAATCGGTGCTTTCCTGAGCCTTTTTTAAGTTCATGCTGCCCCTGTGTTTATTAAGCGACGTCGATTACTGCGAATCCGGTCAGGCGGCCGCCGTCCTTGATACGTAAGTTTAAGCCTTTGCCGGCGTCGGCGGCGACAAGGGGCACGGTGGGCGTGCCAAAATTGGTCACGTATTGGTTCAAATCGCACAGAATCAGCGGCCCGGTTAGCTGGGTGTTGTCGCTGTCGGCAAAGTCGAACGTGACGCCGCCCAGGTTGGTAACGCTCACCATCAGCAAGCTGTTGGTCACGCCAACGGCGGCGTCGGCCAGGCTGTAATTGCCGGGGCCGTTAAAATCAATTTTTATTGTCTGTGCTGCCATAAAATAGCTCCTTTCTTATAAATGACCTGTGACCCGCTCCACGGCGCTGGAAGCGGGTAAATAGCAGGCTAAATTGAAGGCGTCGGCTAAGTCGGGGCTTTTACCCAAACGGCGCTTGGTTTGGGTCTTGGCTTCAACGACCCGGCGGTTCATGTTGTCCACGACGAACACCGGCGCCTTAAGCTCGGCCAATAGTTGTTGCTGTGCGGCCAGCGGTAGTGCCTGCATGGAAAGATTGCCATCTCGGGCCAGTTCAGCGGCCAGGAACCAAAGTTCGCTGCGTAGGTTCGGGAAGTCGCCGGGCCAGCTCGAAACGGTGGCGGAATTGACGCCCACAAAGTTAAAGCGGTCGGGGCCGCTGCCGCAACAGTCGACGACGCCGGCGCCTAGCCCGCCCTCGTCGATGTAAATGGGAATGCTTCGGGCGTGCTGGTTGGGGGTGGCGTGCTCGGCGGCCAGTTCCTTTAGGCGCTGCGCTGTTTGCGTGATGGTCCAACCTCGATGCGCTTCAATGGCAATTAGGCAGCGGCCCCGGCGTACAACCATGACGGTACGGTCATCCCCGAACCGGGCAACGTCGCATCCAATGGCGGCCAGCCAGTTTGGCTCAACGGCCATGGGCTGCAAGAGCAAGGCCAGGGCGCTGTCGCCCCATACGCTATTGATGGCCCTGGTTGGCCAGCGGCCAAGGATTTGTATCTCAAATAGGGGGTCTTCGGGTAGGTAGGTGACGCCCTCAAAGGTGAAGGCGTTCCACGGGTGCGGCTCGTCGGGGCTTAGTCGCTTGCATTCGCTTTCCAGGCGCTCGATGACCTGCTGATAGGTAACGGCGCCGGGGATGATGCTTTGCCTGCTGGTCACGTTAGGGTGATCCAAGGCGCTCATTTCCAGCACGGTATGCCTGCCGCTGGCTTCCTCGGCATAGGCCGGGCTGCTGACATCGTACGGGTTGTAGATGCCCAGGAAACAATAATTAGGGCCGTCCGATAGCATGGTGCGGGCACGCTCCCAAAAGATTTTATCGACGCCGGCGGCCTCATCAAACACAATCATCAGAGCGGTGCCGTGCCGGCCCTGAAAGGCGTCGGCCTTGTTGGCGGTCAGGCCATGAATGAAGTGGTTAGGCGATTCTTCTAGGCGGGTGGCCTTGGGCAGAAAGTGCGGGTCCCGTGGGCGTATGTTGCGAAGTTCCTTGAATAGCAAGTCGGATACTTGAATATGGGTCGGGGCGGTGGTGAGGACTAGGCCGGGATTGTGCCGGTCATAAAACCACGACGCTGCCAGGGATGCGATGAAGGTCTTGCCCACGGCGTGGGCTGCCCTGACCAGCACGCTGTAGGGCGGCTGCGTGAGGGCGGTTAATATCTGCGCTTGCTGCGGGGTGATCTTGATGCCCTTGGCGGCGGCGTAGGCGATGGGGCAGGCAGGCAAAGCGGTGTTGAGGGCGGCCAGTTCAGACCGGGTGCGGCGGGCCATGGCTAGGATTTGCCGGGCGGTCCTCATAGGGCGGCGCCCGTGGCTTTGGTGATAGATCCTTCAACTGCTTTTTCCATTATTACTAACTGGTTAATGTCGATTAACACCTCCAATCTCATCAGACACTTACCCTTGATACACTTTCCTAAGCCGAATGATTGCACATCAAACTCTTGCCCGTTCAAATACATCCGCATTAAATCAGGATTTTCGGGATCAGTAACAATTCTCCAATCATCTTTTTTGATCTTATTATTCATGCCTGTTTTCCTGTCGCTCTGTTTATGGCTGCAATAGCTTTATCTATTGCTATACCTTGGTGAAAAGTTCGGTGATCGTAATCGCTTTCCAGTTCTACTATTTTGAGCCTTCCCAGTGCAAATTGCAGAGCTTCCAACAATCTTGGTGCAGCAGCGATAAGCTTTGCGTTGGCATATCCCTCATCAATAACAACGCCTTCATCTTCAACACGACACTGAGAAAAAACTTTTGCAATAATTTTTGGAATCAATAGCTTTTCCGGTGAATCTCTAAGAATTAGCAATGGTGTATCGCTGTCATCTATTAGCCAAGGCCCCGGTGTGTGGCTCATTTTTTTTTCCCCGTTGCATGGTTGTTTTGCGTAATCATCTTGTGAATTATTTGGCGTTTCCATCATTTGCCATCGTCCTGGCGTGCCGTGCTGTGGCGTGCCATTTCGCCCCGGATGGCAACCATCTCTCTGCGTAGCTCATCCAATTCCCTGCGGTCGGTGATTTTGGCAAACAGTTCAGGGTGCCGGCGCTCGAGCAGCCACGCCGACGCCTGCCATGCCAAGCCGCTGTGCCGTGCCAGGTTGTCCAGGTTGTTGACGATGAATTGGTTTTCGGCGGCGGCCATGCGTTTGACCAGGTCGGCGAATAATCCGCTGGCGGCGGTTTTGCCCTTCTGGCGCCAGTTGTACAGGGTCTTTTGGTCGATGCCGGCGGTGCTGGCGGCGACCTTGACGGTGGCGCCCAGGGTGATCGCCTTGCATATGGCTTTGATTTTTTGTTCGTTAATCTCGGCTTTTTTTTTGCCCATAAAATCCTTTTTTATGTGGGAAAATTACTACTTGGTCACGTCGGGGCCGGGCGGTTCCAGTTCGCTGCCTTTTATTTCCCCGGATTGCACCCGGCACCACAGGCGCAAGGCTTCCAGCCCCTCGGCCATGTACATCGTTGCGGCGGCCTGTGCTCGGGCGTAATCGGCGGCGCAATAGCTGCTATAAGTTTCATTGAACCAGTCGATTGGTTCCTGGCATTGGGTTTTAAACGTGGGTTTGTTTGCGTCGGATGGTATCATCGTCGACCTCGTCGGGGGCCTGCGTGCGGGCTGTTGGGGTTGTTAATCAGGTATTGGGCGGTTCGCATCATGCGCAGGCCAATAGCGCCCCGGTTGGAATAGTGGCGCAAGACGGCCCAGTAAAATTTGCCCTTGGACGGTGCAACCATGGCCCTGTTCATGACGGCCCTGGGCACGCTTGGGTAAACGTAACGGCCCGACATGTTGCGCCAGCTTGGTCGTAATACAACCATAGTTAAGTCGCCGACGTCCCGAATGTCCTGCTCGCCGCCGTAGTCGCCTCCGTAAATGCGAAAATTAAGCGCCCCAATCCAAGACGAATCACAATCCACGTCTTGTCCGTCCTGGTAGCCGTAACGCAAAGATAGGTCGGCGTGTTGGGTCACGTCCCGTTTGTTGTAAGGTCGGGGGTCTTGCCTGGTGGTGCTAGGTGGTAGCACTAATTTGCCACGCCGGCGGCGGCGTTGGTGGTCCCTGTTAAAATTGTTTTTCATGCCTGCAAGCTCGGCTTTTAATATGCCGTAAAGCCGGTTGTATTCGCTGGATTGGCTTTTTTGTGCCGCTGGTGTGGCGGGCGTAAGGGCCCGGTCTTCCGGCGACGGTGGTCGTATTTCAAGCTGTTGTTTTTTAGGCGGCGTCGGCGGCTTGGGCTGGTTGGGCGGCGGCGAATTGCCGAATAGCAACTTGCCAAGAAACTTTCCCAATGATCCAAAAATAGCTGGTCCTAGCATAATGACTACCCCTCCCTTCCTCCCTAATAAATGACCAGGCGGCAATAAGCGTCGTCTTTGAGCGTTTTTGGCGGGATGTAACTGATTACCAAATGGTCGATGTGGTTGGTGTTATCCTCGGCTAAAACGCCAATGGAACGCATTAGGTCAAGGCACGCCTTGGCGGTGTTGTCCAAGTCCCTGGTGCTGCGCCAGCCCTTGCCGCCGTGAATGGAGATGTGGACCTTTGCGGGGTAGTTGCGGTGGGGTTTGGTGGGACCGATTGTCAGGGTGTTTTCGGTTAGCCAGTCGGTGTATTTTTTGGTGCGGAACGTCTGCCGGCCTCGCCGGCGGTAGAGGTGGTTGACCGATGGGGGAATGGTAAGGGTGTAAGTGTGGGTCATGGGGTAATGCCCCAGGCATTGGTAGTAATTCGATTTAAAGCGGAAAACCATTTTTCTCTAGGAGAAGAACCGTCTTCTTTTTTAATCATAAATAAAACTGGTTGATCTTCGTCGTCTGGATAAGCGGTTATGCCTTGGGTGGTAAGAGCGCAAACGGCTGCAAATTTAAAAACGTCTTCTTGTGTGTATGATTTTTTTTTCCAAAATGGGTTAAGCATTCCGATAGATACTTTGTTGTATTCAGAACTTCCTGTTACACTGATTAATTTTTCGGACTGATCAAAATTAATTGCAAATCTCAACCCTTTTTTTTTACTTAAAATGTCGTTGTCACCCTCTTGTATTTTAGTTGCAGTTTTTCTTTTTCCTCCTGTTCCTGTTGGTTCATTTATTCCAGTTTTTTTAAATGTTTTATTTCGTGCTTCTTTTTTCTTTTCTGGAACGTAGTTGTTTAAAAATTCATTTAGTAGATTAGTGCGTTCTGCGTCTACTACTATTTCACTGTCTGCGGTGCATTTTTGTAATAAATGTTGAACTTCTGGATAAAGAAACTTGCATATCTCTGTTAATTCTCCGACGTTGTCCTTATGTTTTGTTGGGGTCCATTTTGGCCCATTCTTTTTTTCCAGCAATTCAATATACCCATAAAATTTTGAAGCAATGTAATGCGCTGGAATGCCTTCCAAAGACCCGTTTTTGATGATTCTGTGTTTTAAGGCAATAGTCCAGCCGCCCTGAGTTTTTGAATTTTTTGATGTTATTCCGGCGTGCCATTGGAATTGTTTTCCCTTGTATTCTCCCTTCCCTTCTATTCTGCCGCTTAAAGGTTCTTCTAAAGGTGGTTCAACTTTTACCCCATAAAAAAATAGTTTTTTCCCGGATTTAAGGGCTGGGGCAAAAATTGTGCTTAAATGTTTTCGTACTGTAGCGGCGTAAAAAAAATCTTTTAATTGAGAAATAGTTATAGTTGTTCCAGATTTTTCTTTGTTTGCCGGAATTGGCCCGTCTTCTTGAGCAGTCCATTTTCCTGATTCTATGATGGTATTAAAATCCACGTAAATGCTGGATTTTAATTGGTTTCGTATTGATTCAACTTTGTAAGCTGCGCCTAGAGAGGCAACCGCTTCCTTTAACCCGATGCCGTATCGTCCACTTGTTGAGCGTCCTTCCGGCCTGTGGCTTCCAAGCCTGGCCAACGTAGTTAAATCGGCCACTCCAAGCCCGTCGTCTAAAACAGTTATTTCTGTCTGGCTTTTGTTTATGGTTATTTGAACGGTTTTTGCTTCTGCGTCAAAAGAGTTGTCAATTAATTCTGAAAAAGCTTTCCATGGTTCCATGCCTTGATTTTGCATAGATTGAAGCACGTGCGTGTCGGGCCGAATGTCTATTTCACGCATTCTTAATCATCTCCTTTTCTTGATTTAAAGTAATCGTTTATTTGATTTTTTACTGATTGCATAGGCGGGTATTTTTTAATGTACTGGTCGATTTTTTGCGTAAGGTGATAAAAATCTAAACGCTGGTCTAAGTCTGTTTCTTCATCATTTGTTGCAATTGCTGGTGTTGGTTTTGGAGTTGGTTTTGGCAAGACGTCTTTAAGTTTTATTTCGCCTGCGGTTACTTTGTTTATGGTGTCTTTGGGAAGCTCTCCTGCCTCTACGGCTTTGACCATGGCCACGGCCTGCCGGGCCTTGTGATGGCTTTCCCCTGCAAGCTTGGCTATCTGTCCTACGGTGGATTGCTCGTCTTTCTTTTTAATATCCCTTGGAATCGGTGGAGGTGAAACCGTCTCCGCCGATTCTTTACCTTTTCTTCCGTTAGGGCTGGCATTGTTGTTTGGCTTAAACTGCGTAGCGGCTTGTTTTGATTTTTGTTCTTCTGCGATCATGGGGTAGATAGCGGCGGCGATGGTGGCCCGTTGGTCAGGTGTTAGGTGGCGGCGATTGATGTTGATGTTAAAAATATAATCGGCGACGTTTTCAATGTTACTGGCTAATTCAACGCTAATTATTTTTATTCTGTGCGATCTGTTTTCTTCTTTGTACTGAGTATTAAGCTTATCTGCGGCCCTTAATCTGTTTCGTCCATCTATTAAAATTCCGTCTTTTAAAACAATTGGATGTATAAGCCCAAATTCTTCTATGGAACTTACTAAGTCGTGAAATGCGTTACCTTCCATTAGCGGGAATTGGCTTGCCGCTGGGTGAACTTTATAACCGCAAATAGTTTCCATTACTTTGCCCTCATAAAAATTAAAGCCCCCGCTGCCCCGGTTGCTTAAGTGGGGCCCGCCCTGCCGTCACTTGCCAGTTAGCAGGCCGGTGCGGGGGTGTTCGGGTGGTTAGTTGCAGCCGCCGGCGGTCCTGCCTCGTCGGTGGAACAGCCTGCCGCCACGCTCACGTTTTACGGTGCGGGTGATGGTCGTCTGTACGCTGACCCGTGGGGTTCGGGCGCTGCATTGGCCGCCGGTGCAATCGGCGCCAAGCGCCAAGGTCAAAAGAATCGTAATCATAGAACACTCCTAAAAAAGACGGTCACACACTGCCCGCCACGTTGGCGGGTTTTCGTTTGGTTGCCGTGCGAAACGGCTTTAAGTCGGGGCTGCCCTGCCCTAGGGCGTACACCGGGCCATGTCCCAGGTCGATCAGGTTTTCCGGGCGGCGTAGTTCCTCGGGCCTGCACCAGCCTACAAAGTGCACGGTGGGAAGCTGGACGATGGCCAGCACCATTAAATCGACGTCGGGGTTGTTTTGGTTGGGATTGCTTATGAGTCTACCGGAAAGCTGGCTTGTGCTTTTGATGTCAATACGCTTGCCTGCGGTCAGGTTATCAAAGCCGTTTTTGCGGCTGACAAAAGTCAAGTCGGGAAAAGTGTTGTGGTGTTTTGCCCAGGCGTATTCAGCGGCCAGGCCGGTAACGTCGATGGCGGTTTGGTCGTGGCCGAATTGTCGGCTAACAGCGCCGGCGGCCGACGATACGGCACAACGCAAAGCCCCTAGGGTGTAGATCACGCCGATATCGGCGGGTGATAAGGTTACTTGCAAGGTTTGGGTTTTTCAGAAGTGGCGTGGCGTCCTGCCCGTTATGCCCGTCATTGTTTTTCAAAGAGGGTTAAGTACTCGCTCTTACGTGTATGCGATCTTTGTTGTACCATTTTCAAAATTAGTGTCAACAAAATTACGGCCGTGTTTTGATTTTTTTTAAGACTATTGCGGCGTCTTCTTTGACGTTGCGATTGTAGCTTTTCCAGTTTTTCAAGTGCCCTACAAACAGGTGGCAATTGCCGCCGTTCTCGCAAAGGGTGATAAAGTTGGACGCCACAAGCTCCAGGTCGGGGTGTAGGTGGTAGGGCTGCATATGGTGCACCTCAACCTTGTCGGTGCTGCCGCATGCGGCGCACGTCGGATTGGATTTTAGCCAGGCTTTGCGTACTGCCGGCCATTGCGGCGAACGTGCTGGCATGCCGGCGAAGTATTCGGTGATGCGTTTGACGATGCTCATTTTTTGGCCTGCCTCAGTGCCCGGTGAATGTACCATTGGGCTTTACTTAAATTTTCTTCTAGGGTGTCTTTGAGCCGGGCACGCCATAGGTATTTGATTGCTTGTCCCCGGCAAAAATCAATAAAAGCCTGCTGCCCTAGTGCGGCCTCAATGGCCTCAATGCATTCAATTGGGGCGGCGGTGTAATGCGGTGGGTGGTCGATTTTAGAATCCATTAGTTGCGCTCGTTCTCGGCCTTGATGTCATTTCTAACACATTTTTTAATGACGTTGGCCATGCCTCGGGCCAGTTCCGGGGAGATGATTGAACCCAGGGAAACAACGTAGCAAACGGAAAAGATGGCGGTGGTGGCCTCGGTCTCGGATTCCTCGCTGTACCATTTGCGCTCCAGCACGACGTCGACGATTTTTTTCAGCCCGTGGTATTCCTCGTTGTTTTTTATTTCGAGGTTTTCCAGAAAATCCAAAATGAACCCCTCGTACGGGTTTTCATCCTCCGTTTTCCAATCGCTGCCGCTGTCGCTGCTTTCGTGTTCGTGTTCTTCCTCCCAGAAGTCGCTCATAGCATCCTCGTGTTTAGGTGCAGAAAACGGGTCTGCTGCGGCCATTTGCTCTGGCGGAAAGTGAAGTCAATTGCCCAGCCGCCGATGGGTCGGGCTGCCCTGCCCTTGCTGACATGCCAGCCGTCCTTGTGCTCGTTCTTGTAAGCCGCACACCTTAAGAAAAACTGCTGGGCCATCTCCAGCTTGCCGGCGCTGGTGACTCGGATCGGGTTGTTTTCGTCGGCGTTTCGGCGGTGAATGTGGCCGCTGACGTAGACGTCGGCGCCTTCGTACTGGCCACGGGTGCGGCTGTTGTCAATTAGCCCTCGGGTGACTTCGCCGCCGCCGCCGTAGCCGTGGTGGTAATGAATGCGCCGGGTAATCACGGTCCTGGTAATTTGCCCCTGAAACAGAACCCAGCCCCAGTATTGGCCGACGGCGCCGCTGAAGCCGTGCGGCCGTAGCCCATCCGCAAAGCGCTGGATCATGTCCGTATCATTGCGGGCCTGCACGCTGACCTCATGGTTGCCGGGGCTGATGAGCGCAATTTGTGGGGCGTAGGGGGCAAACCATGCAATGGCGGTTTCTAAGACGCTGTCCAGGTAGCAGTTGCCACGGTGCTCGGGACGTAAAACGCTTTGGTCCCTTCGGGGGTCCCATTTGCCTTGCATTAGGTCGAAAACGTCGCCGCACAAAAGGACCATGGCGTTTTCGGCAACGGCGGCTTCGAGGTGGCGCTGCAATGCGTTTCGATCACAGTGGGCGCTGTCCCAGTGCAGGTCGCTCATGGCGTACACGGTGCGGGGGATGTTTAGTTTTGAATAGTAGGCCTTGATGCGGTGCACGTGGGTGTCGGTTCGTTCAATGGTCCAGTCTTTTTTTGGCGGCGTTTTCCTCGGCATTAAAACCTCAGATGGACCGGGTCGTCGTGCTGGGTCAACCAACGGAAGGCGTCGGTCTCGTGCCATGTCTCGCCGGTTGGGTCGGTCCATGACCTGCGGCGCTTCGGGTCAGGCTTCCAGCGAAGTTCCAATAACCGGCGACGTCGGGCCTCGTCCCGTAATGGTTCCCACTGGTCCATGCCTGCCCCTGTTAAATGCTGTTGGCCCTTAGAGATAAATGACCCCGGCGGGCGGTGTACCGGGGCCTCCGTGTTAAGCTGGCGCTGTGGGCCCAGCGCTCCGCCCCTCACGGATATTAAAAGGGCAGGTCGTCCAAAAACTCCTGCTCCCGTTGTTTTTGCCCTTCGGGATGCGGTGCGTAGCCTCGGATGCGGGCGTAGGTTTTATCCTGGTAGGTCTCGTTGACGGTGGTTACCTGCAGCCGTTTGCCGACCAGTTCGCTGCTGTCGCCGGGCTTGTCCATGCCGGCGGCTTCGCAAATTCTGACCAGTGTTTCCTGGGCTATGGCCATGGCCTTGACGCTTGGATTGCGTAGGTTCAAGCGCTCAAACACCCGGGCGCCGGCGTGCGGTCCCTCATCGACTTCAAGGATTAATTGCAGGTATTCGCCGGTGCCGGCCTTGGTGGGTTTGGTTTCCTCGGCTTTGATTACGGCGCTGTAGGTGCCGGGCGGCAATTCAGCGGGTGGCCGTTTGGCGGGTGGGGGCGTGGGTGAAAAATCCGTTTCGTTAAAAATCATACAATATCTCCTTCTTTCCAATCCTTTTTTACAGGTCCTTCTGACCACGCCACAGCGGCGGGGTCTAGTTTGGGTGGTTCGTCGCCGGGGATTAACCCGAATCGAACCGACATGCGTGTGATGATGTTGTCGAGCACGCTGCGTGGCGGCTGCGACACCTGGGCCATGGTGATGTCCTCCACCAAAAGCGCCTTCTCGGTGATATTCTGCTGGCGGGTGGCCATCTGCTGGCGCCACGTCGGGTTTCTGGTGAAATACTCGGTGCTGCCCATTAGGGGGCGGTCCCGGTGGTCCTTAACGCCGGCGTAAACCCGGCCATCGGCACAGCGGCACCAAATGGCGGCGGTGCGGTGGCTAAGCCAAACGCCGTCGACCACGTCGGGAAGCCAGGGCACGGTAATCAGGCCGCTGTTGAAGCAGTCGGTACACGTGCCCCGATCCTCGGCCACGGCGTAGGCGGTCCGTTTGATTTTTTCCCGGCGAAACATTAGCGCATGTTGCTCTAATGCGTTTAGGTGTTTTTCGTGGGAAAAGGGTGGTATTTCCTGCCTGGCGACGCCGTCGGTGGCGGCAAACATTTCCTCGGCGGTAAAGCCGCTGCGCCGGAAAAATCCGATCCACGTGCCAACCATGCGGCCGTCGGCGTCGTTGTTCCAGCCAAACAAGGTCCGGTGGTAGTCGGCCCAGCGGAACCATTCGGCCTTTTCGGCCTCGGCGGATGCCTGGGGGGTGAGTTTAGTTTCGGCCATTGAATGCAACCTCCAAAACTGCTTTTTCCCTTGGGTCGGCTGTCATGGTGTTAAACAGTTCCTCCGTGCTTTTTGGCGCTGCTGGGCCCCGGCGCTGCTGCGGGCGAAGCTCCCGGTCGCTGAATAAAAACAGGGGTTCGGTTCGGTCCCGCTTGGGGTCGGCAATGGCGGCGGCGATGGCGGCCGGCGTGATGCCACGACGCAATGCCTCGGAAAAAACCTCGATCACTTTGGGAAACGTTTCGTTGCCGGGCCGGCTGCCTCGAGCGTAGAAGTTCCAAGCGGTGGTCAGTTCGTGGGCGGGGGTGTCCTGGTGGGGGACCCCTTCAGCCTTGGTTAGGTTAGCCTTGGTTATGTTAGGTAAGGTTAGGTTAGATGGTGCCACACCCTGAGTAGGGGACTCTAGTACGGGACTAGGTGTGTGACTAGGTTGGGGACTAGGTTGGGGACTAGGTGTGTGACTAGGTTGGGGACTAGGTAAAACCTTAGAAACAAAGGATTTTCCCTTGTTGGCCATGACGCCTTTGACAAAATTGGGGCAGTGATCTTCCCAATCATGGATAGACAAGCGGCATTCGGGATGACGGTCAAGCCATCCCGTTTCAATCAAATTGTTAATTAACTGGTCGGGATCGCCGGCCCATTCCAGGGCGGCGGCGATGTCTTCATTGGAATGCCTGCCGATGTCCCCGGCCATGGCATTGGCCATGGCAAAGACCCAAAGGCTTTCCAGCAGGCCGACGGCCTGCCAGTGGGGCAGGCCTAGCTTGCGTTTTAAGCGCAAAAACTTCATGCTGGTAATCGTTGTCGTTTTCATGATTATCGCTCCTATTTAATGCGTAGATGCTGGCCACGGGGTAGAACGGTGACGCCGTCGATAAGCTCGCCGCCCTTGATCTTTTCACGAATGACGTCAAGGTTGGGTGAGAGGGTGATTTTTTGGCAATCAACGGGTAATTGATCCGCTGGGACGGTTACCTCAAGCGGCTGGGCGCCGCCGTTGTTGCAGATCGACAAATTGAAGTTTGGCGTCTTCAATTTGTCGATGCTTTGCAGACCAAAAAAGTACATCAGACGGCCTTTCATGGCCTTCACGGTGTTGCCGTCCTGGTCGGATAGTTTGCGGATTCGGTCGGCTTCCTCCTTTCGGGCGGCTGCCGTCAATTCAAGCTCCCGGATGATGCGGCAATACGCTTCGACTTTGTCCTCGATTTTGCCCTCTAGCTCCGCTAGAAGCTCATCAAGCACGGGGTCCAGTTCGCCGTCGCCGGTGGCGTCGTCCTTAGTGGCCCAAAATTCCAGAATCTTCGATCCATTGGCTAAATCTAAAATGCTCATTACCTGGGCCCTCCTGCGACGGTTGCGGGTTCCTTAAAGGGGTTGTTATCAGCGGCCACTAGGTCTAATTCGTGGTTAAGGTTAGCAATGACGGCCTCGGCGTCGTCTTGGCTTAATTCAGTGGGTTTGGCCACGTTGTAAAGCGCTTTAACTTCGTTGCCCCATGCCGCCTTTTTTTCCTTGGTGTATTTCAATTCCTTTAAAAGAAAATTTATTTCTTTAAGCTGTTCGGGCGTGATGGCCACGCCGGCGGCGGGAATTATCACTGCACCATTTACGGGCGCCGGTGCTTCATCGGTAACGGGCGTTTCTGTAATCAAGCGGCTGCCATCTTCACAAGTTGCCAAAACTTCTTTTTTGATCCTAGGCGCTTTGGCTTCCTTGTCTTCAAACTCATCGGGTGCGTACACGCCCAGCATGACGGCGGGGGCATGACGTCGGGCCCAAATGCGGGCGCCCATGTAACTAAGCATTTGATCGGGGTTTTTATCCCAGTGCTTGTTTTCTGTGCGAACGTCTTTAAACCTGGCGGTGATTGTCCTGGCTTCCTGTTCGCCTCGAAGAATGCCGCTTACGGTCACTTCTCGTTTGTCGCCTTCGCCCTTGTAGACGTAGTTTAAATTGCCATGAATCACGCCGCTGCCTTGGATGGCGGCGGCCACCAGTTTGCCCTCGAACATCAGCTTGCCGGAAACAATGCTGGTTGCCTGCGCCACGGCAAACGGGCTCATGCCCCAACGAATGGCCTGCTCAATCACCAGCAAACAATCAGCGGGTGATTTTTGTAGGTGTGTGGGGACTAGTTTGGCCGTTGCCATGATCTCGGCCAGTTTAACGGCTTCATCGAAGCCGTTTATTTCCAAGGCCTTTTCGGTGCGAATTGCTAAAGCTGTCTGCATGATTCTAACTCCTTAATGATTTTTTCTCGGATCACCATTACGTTCCTGGGTGCGTCTATCACCAGCCGGGCGGCGCCGGTGCTTACGCCGGCCACACCGACCCAACATGACAGCCCGTTCACGTCGAGAAGGAAACGCTCCCCCTCCTTGATTTTCAAAACCAATCCGTTTAGTCTTCCTGCCATTTGCCTGCCTCCTGCTAAGAAAAAAAACGCCCGGCACCATTCAACAACGAACAGAAAAAAACCGGGCGCCTCGGTGTGAGATTTAAAAGGGCGGTGGGACATCGACCCACCGGCTGCCCTGCTCGGCGCCATAAACAAGCGCCTCGTCTAAAGTGTTCACGTGGTGCCACGCCGTGTTCCTGGTCCAATGCCATTCAACCTTGCTCTGGGACGACATCTTGGAAACTTTCGCCAGAATGGAAAAAGTTGGCAGATCAAAGCGCACTTGATAGGACCAGTCGATTGCCTGAAACGGCTGGGCAAATTCCAAAAGGTACTGGGGCGTGGCGCTAAAAATTGCTTCTTGGGCCCTCTCGGCCTGCCGGGCCTCAGCCTCGATTATTTCCAACTCGGCTATTTCCCGGCGCAATTTTGCTGCCGCTATCTCTGAATCCAGTCGTTTTGTCGTGTTCATAAGGCATTACTCCAAGTAAAAAAGTTAAGCGCCTGCGTACTAGTTTTTACTAGTACATACTAGTTTATACTAGCAAGACTCTAAAAAAACAAGTAAAAGCTAGTAAAAAAGAATTATTTTTTAACTAGTTAAAAATAATAGTGATATACTAATTAAAGATTGTTCTTTTTTTGAAAGGAATTTAAAATGAGTGTTATGGCACGACCCAAAAAAACTGATGAACGAAAAACCCTTTATAAAGGCTGGGTTTGTGATTCTTGGGATTTGCAAAAAGCTTTGGAAGCCCATTCGTCGAAATGGCGCCGTTCCATGCAAATGACCATTACCATTTTGCTTGAAGAAGCGTTGAAAGCTGAAGGCTTTTGGCCGCCTGAAAATAAAACCTAATCGCATAGTCCCTGCTGCGCCTGGTCGTTGGCGATTAACGTCGTCAGTACCAGTGTCCTGCGCTGGATTTTTCTTGCCAGTCCTCGGGCCAATGCTGCGTCGTATTGTTCGATGTTCTGCCTTTTTGCTTCCAAGTCGGCGATCTGCTTCCAAATTTGCCATATGCCCCCCACGTTCTCGCTTAAGAATGCCATTGTTCTGCCTCCGAAAAAAAGGTCGGCGTCCATGCCGTGCGGTCATCCGTGAGGGGGTACTATGGCAAACGGAATTAGCAGATAAAAATTTATTTTTTATAGTTTTAAATCTGCCTAAAAACTGGATAATTATCTGGTTGCAATAACTTAAGCTTTTGGAAGGGTTTGGCGCCTGTGATCACGGACGACGAGCTAAATAAAATTTTGCAAAATCACGGTTATGTGAAAAGCACGACGCCGCACTGGCCGGGGTGTTATGAGGTGCACGCCGAGTGCGCCGTGCGCTGGCTGGTGGCCACGGTGCGGGAATTGGCGCCGTATGCGGCCAAGAGGTTGGAAACGAAGGGCGTGGCTGAAGAAACACGGGAAAAAGAATTAATTAAATTATTGGAATATTTTTTGGAGATGCTGCGAATAACTAGTAGTCACACATCCACGGCCTACCTAGAAGCCCATCGTTTGATTTTAATGGCCAAGGGGTTGCCCCCTGAAGATGTGCCGTACCCTTCAAAACGCAAGAAAAAAGCCGGCGGCGACAAGCCGAAACGAATCGAGCACGATGAGCGCCAGGTAGAATGATTTACCGTCGTATCTGGTAGCCATCGGGCCCGGTGGTTATGGCCCTTCTATGGCCTAAATTTGCGAGCAGTTCCTTAACCGTGGTGTCGTTGATGGGGTTTTGGTGATCCTTGAAATACTTCACGATTTGGGCCTGTTTGGCGGGGCCGTGTTCGGTTAGGTAATCAAGCAATCTTTGTTCTTTTGGGCTGTAAAACAGCGGGGCGTTATCGGCGATCATGGCGCTATTACCTTTGGGCGTAGGTACAGGCAACGCTGCCTGTCTATCTATAATAGCGTCTTTAGGGCTAGAATTAGGACAATTTTCCGAAAAAATATTGGTAAATTCTTTTTTTATTTCATCGGTTAAAATAGATACAATCAAGTTTCTTAACACGGGCGGGGCGTCCTTTCTGGACTAAAGGATTATGGCACGTTAAGAATGCCACAATAATAATAATAATTGTTCGGCAATAATAGCACACCTAAAAGCACACCTAAAGATAATTATTAACATTTTTATGGGTATTTACTGGATAGAGCAACGGTCTTCGGAACCGTAGGTTATAGGTTCGACTCCTATCGGGCGCAATAAAAAGTGTCGTTTTTTGCGGGTTTTTTCACTATTTGGTTTTTGGCCCCTTCCCCCTCCCAGTCGTTTTTCAGATAAATCAGCACACCTAAAAGCACACCTATTGAGGGTGTCCTCGATGGCTGCTGCGGCGGCGTTGATGTCGTCGTTTTGGGCGTGGGTGTAGTAGTCCAGGGTTAGCACGCTGGTGCTGTGTCGGGCCAATTTTTGCGTTATTTCGATGCGGAATTTTTGAGCACACCATGTAATAAAGGTGTGTCGTAAACTGTGCAAGTCTAGGCGGGTGGTGGTGGTCACGCCGGCGGCGGCGGCGTCCTTTCGGACCATGACGGCGCTGCGATCCCCCCACGTGCCGGGAAATAGCGGGCCGTCCAGGGTGGCTAGTTCGGTGGCCAGGGCGGGCCCTAGGTCAATCTCTGCCTGCCTGCGGTTTTTGGTTTCGTTGGATAATAAGGTCAATCGGGATTGTTGCAGGTGCCCCGCTGTCAAGGCCATGGCTTCTTTGCGCCGTAGGCCGGTGGTCAGAATAAGCCGGTAAAGTAATGCCCGGCGGTGGCCGTTAAGGCCCCGGAAGGTGGTCGGGCTGTTGGCGGTGGTGTTTACCAGGGCGCTGGCCTGCTCCACGGTCAGGGCGCCCCGTTGGTAGGTTTTATTGGCTCGGATTACGGGTAGGGTAATTCGGATAGCGGGCAGGCCAGCATGCCGTAAAAATTGATTTAAAGCCTTTAGATAGTGGGCTTTGGTTTGAGCGCTCCAACGGCGTTTTTCAGCGTCCCAGTGGGTGAACACGGCACGGGCTTGCTCGGCGTTGATGTCCTTGCTTTGCAGGACGTTGGCGGCTTCTAGGATGCGGCAAACCTTGGCGACAACTTCCCGCTGGCGTGCTTGGGTGATTCCTGCCAGTTTCAGGGCGGCGGCCCAGTTGCTTAGGTGGCTGGCTAGGGTTTTGGTTTTGGGGGCTTCGGTGCCGGCCATGATGCGGGCCAGCATGGCGGCCGATTCGGCCTTGGTGGCGGCTAGGGGTATGGGCCGGCGGCTGCCGGGAATGGCCCCAAAGGCGTAATAGATTTTTGAAGTTTCAATGCGTTTAGAAGTCGCTTTCGACGGGTGGCACTGCGCACCAAGCTCGTCGTAATATCGTTCTCGTCGTTGCCGTCTGATCGATGCCATTACTGTAAACTATGGGTCCCTTTTCATCCTGCGGGTGCCATAGTTCCTCCCGGTTTTCGTAGCGCTGGCAGAGCACGGCCAGCTTTTCCGGCGTGTTTGGGTGCGCCCTAGTGGGCACCTGCGCTGGCTTAAGTGGTTCTAGCACGGTCTGGTCGGGGACGCAAGGGTATTCGGCGCCGTGGCTTTGGTAACATTTATCGCAAAGGTAGCGGCGGCGGCCAAAATTGACGCCACACCGTCGGCACATAATAGGGTCAATATCGTTCATACAAGTCCTAAAAACATCCATAAAAGGGCGATCAATTTACGCAAAATCGGCCGGTCCCCATGGCCGCAATTGCAGGCTGAACTTGTCCAGTAATACGCTAAAACGGCGTTGCCGGCGGCCATGCAATAAATCAGGGTGCGGTCGGTCATTGCCCGCCTGCCTTTGCCTGCGTGCGGTTTTTGATGTAACTGACGACGGTGCCGCCGGCCACTAACAGCGCTATGACGTGCTCAACCATGCTGGTTATATTGCCGCCGATTCCTGCCGATTCACTCGGGGACAAAAAGCCTAGGATGGTGGCAAATGCCAAGGCTTGCAAAATTAAAGTCTGATAAAATTCGGTGGTTTGCCAGCCGGGTTTAACTGGGCTTGGAGTCGGGTTTGTCGACATTGGCGTTCTCCTGCTCTTTGAGTTTTTTGAGGGCGTTTAAGATCATTTCTTCCATGGTGGGCTTGGGCGGGAATACTTTGTTATGACCGGCTTTGAGCGCTGCCACGACGGCGGGAATGATGCCACGGGCAAACCAGCCTAGCATGAATGCAATGAAGGCGGTGACGGTCACGGCCCTGGCAATGGCCAGAATGTTGCCGGCGCCGGTGTCGGGGCCCTTCCGGCCGTCCTTATCCTTGGCTGGGTCGTAGTTTGGCGCTTTCCTGCGAAGGGCCCCAATTAAACCCTCAAGCCCGTCGGAATAATCTGCCTGGGAATGAAGCACGGCGGCGCTGCCGTCGGCGTTAGGCGGCCCTTGCACAATAATGCGGGGCGTGCCCTCGGTATTGAATCCGACGTCAGAAACGGCCCAGTGCGTAGGCGGGTAAGTTTGCACCAAAATTACTGGCGCCCAGGGGCTTCCCTCTAAATCGGCCTTGACCTTGCCGGCGGTGGCGGTGTCTTGGCTTATGATGGTAATTCGTAGCTTGTGCGAGTCGTCGGTCAATTCGCCGCCTTCCAAAGCTCTTAGAGCGTCCAGACTGCTGATTTTGCGGCCATTTAAATAACAGCCATTTTGGCCCAGCCGGGTAATATCGACACCAAAAAGCGGGCTTGCGGGGACTTCCTCGGGGTCTTGCGCTGCGGGGGCATGGACCTGGGTAAAGACTTTGTTGGTGGGGGCCGGTGGTGGTGGTGGTGCCAATAGGAAAACAGCCCAGCCGCCGCCGCCCAGTTTCCAGCGGCGGGTAAATTCGGCGGGTTGCATCCATTCGTAATTGGTCTCGCCGGGAAAGTTGTTATCCAAAACGGCTGCCCATTTCCCGGAAAAATGCACCAGGTTGACCATGTGGGCGATTCTGCCATTGCCGCCATAGCGGGGCGAATAGCCATAGGTAACGGCGGGCATTCGGCCCGTTTTTAGCGCAAGCTTTAACAAGCTGGGGTCGTCGCCCTGGTATTGCAGGTAAGTGATGCCGGCGGCGTATTTTGATACCATTTTGTCCACTTTTTCGGGCCAGCCGCCGCCGTCCTCCTTGCGCATTTTGCTCTGAAAGCCGGTAAGCTGTTCCACATTTTGCCATCTGCCGGAATGCTCTAGGCTGGTGAACACACATAGGCCGGCGCCGTCCCTGCCGCCCACGTTTTTCAATTGCTCCTTGCCGGGAAGGTCGATTTGGATTTGTTCGGCGCCGTCGGGGCTGGTGCGGCCTCCGACCTGGGAATCTGCAGCTAAAATGAAAGAAAGAAAAAAAGGTATAAAGGGAATCATTATTGCGCCTCGTTTGGGTGTCATTAATAAATGACCTAGGACGGCTAGTACGGGCTTAGGTAAACATCGCCCTCAAGGTAGGAAAAAGTTTCAGGATTGCTATAATCAGGGCGAACCATCGTTACATAATACGAAGTTCCACCCACGACGTTGAGGCCGCCCTCCAAGGTAAAACTTGCTCCGGCACCGGAACCTGAAGGGTTTTCCGTGCCATTGAATCCGCTGCCAATTTCCGATAGCGTGAAAGTAAAAAGATAAGTTAAAACCCCTGAGACATTGGGCTTGATTGCTATCGTAATAGTTGCTCCGCTCCCGGCATAGCCGCTGAAAGTCGTGAATGTTAAATGATCGCTAAAATTACCTGCACCTGA